CGAAGCGAAGCGTCATCTACGACCTGAAAGTTGTAGATTACCGTTCGTTCTTCCAGAATATTGCATAGGTCTTCACAGGCCCGTGCAAAACGTTCTGGCGATTCGTTGGGCACCATGCAGTTAATTACTACATGGGTCATTTGGGTAGTTTGATTCATAGGCTTAAACAACCTAGTCTCTGGCTACTTCTTCGAATCGAATCGCAGTTATCTTCGCCATGACCTCGACGCTGTCCTTTGCGTTGTGAAGCTTCATCAGAAGCAGCACTTCGCGTAGTAAGCGTTTCTGTTGTGGCGTTGACTCCTGTGAAACTATTAGCTTCTCTATTTCTTGGAGTTGCATAGTAGTTCTTCTATGGATCGCAGTAGCGTGTTGGCATGCTCTAGGAGGATCACCTTATGGTATCCAATAAGAGCCTAGATGAACATATAGTCATCCACCAACTGCTCTGCGACGCTCATGCGTCTTGGAGTAGTTTATTCAACACTCGGGCACTCAAGCTTACCTGTGAAAAGGTGAGCAAGCGTGTCCGTTTAGAAGGATTGGGTTTTCTTACGAAAACCTTACCACGACTGGGTAAGTGCCTAGATCAGGCACTCACTGGGTCGATCAAACTGACAGCTGCGCAACATGGTTTTGATACCATGCCAAACAGTGAACTTCCGAGATTTCTCGGCGAGTTCTTCAGCCAGATCTTCCTACCAGACGGTAGTCTCCTTCCGAACCCTGATGCGAACTGCGTCAAGGAGTTACGGCTAATCTTATACTCGTTTTATAAGTATGAGTTACCGTACTCGGAAGCACAAACACAGCAAGTCATCGACGGCTTTAAAGAAGCTGAAGATGATCTTACTCGCGCTGGTGCTCACTTTGCTATTCTGCAGAGCGCACTGCTCGAGTCGTTCAAGCGAAGACGTCGAAGGTTTGATTATCGAGCTCGTAAGAGCACTGATAGTCTCACCTCTTTAGACGCCTTAGTTGAAATAACTCGTGGAGCTAGAGCACTTCTCACGAAGTTGTTCCAGCGGTTCAATGGTCTTAACATCATTCCTCGGCACGGTCCGGGCGTCGTTTCCACTGGGGAACGACTATCCCAGAAGTATCTCTGGAAGAATGTTAGCCATCGAATCACAGAAGTTTACCCTTATGATGCGTATTTCTGCGCATCAATAGGGCATGTCTGTGATACTTACGACAGTTTTGATACTGTCACGAATACGGATCATTCAGCCAAGGTTATCTTGGTCCCGAAGGATTCCCGCGGGCCTCGTTTGATCTCCTGTGAACCAGTGGATTTCCAATGGATTCAACAGGGGCTACGACAGGCCATTTACAGGCTGGTTGAACATGATGAGCTGACTAAGCACAACGTGTTCTTCACTGATCAAGGACCGAACCAAAGGGGAGCTTTATTAGGCTCGTCTCATGGCCGATACGCGACACTGGACCTCAAAGAGGCTTCAGATCGCGTGTCCCTTGATCTAGTTCACCTACTGTTTCCAGGACACCTTCATCGGTTCCTGGATGCATCTAGGAGTGTTTCCACGGAGCTGCCTAACGGTGAGAAATTAACGCTTAAGAAGTACGCGCCCATGGGGTCAGCTTTATGCTTTCCTATCATGGCACTTACTATTTGGGCTATTCTCACTGCGGCCGCTCCTGACGCGGATACTCGCGAGAGTATCCTTGTATATGGTGATGACGTCATCGTTCCAACCGCTTATGCGGAGAGCGCGATGGCCATACTCGAAGCATTTTGGTTAAAGATTAACCGTGCTAAGAGTTGCACCCAAGGACTTTTTAGAGAGTCCTGTGGCGTAGACGCCTTCCAAGGCGTAAACGTTACTCCTGTCCGTTTTCGGACTGTGTGGGATGAATCACCTCGCCCTGACGTTTACACAAGTTGGATCGCTTACGCGAATCAACTCTATGATCGACGCTGTTATTCTACCTACCTTTACATAGTAGGGAGATTGGAAGCCATATATGGCCCGATCCCAGATGCTAGCATGAATCTTTCATGCCCGCATCTTAGACTAACATCTGCCACTAAAGATTCCTTCAAGCGGAAAACTTGCAAACACCTTCAAAAGGTATTGTACAGAGTCCGTGTCGAGGAGTCGTCTTTGGTTACTCAAGTGATCAATGGTTGGAACATGCTGCTCCGCTATTTCGCGGAAACAGGTAATGCTCCCTCCAATCACGCCAAGGATAACCGTGAACCCGCAGCATGGGATATCCCATCTGGTGGTTTAGCAGTCAGTCAGTATACGAAACGCAAAACGAGCCTTCTCGTTTGGCGTTGGCGGTGACTATAATAGACGACAAGACTACGCTAAAAACGCAGTCGGTCGTCGGGTCGAGATAAGCAGAG